GTATCTCTGTTACTTTATTTGTAGGAAATACATAGTCTCCTGTGTTTGGATATAGAACCACTCCATTAGCTTCTACAGGGAAGGCCATATTATTAGTAGTTATATAATTACTATTAATTATTTTTTTAGGTGTAAAATTATCTAGATTAGATATTAAATAACCATTATTGTCATTTACTTTCCCTCCCTTTGCAAACTCTGGGGGAGTAGCCATTGGTTGTCCAGGATATACTTTTGGTGCATTTTGTTGTAAAATAATATCAGACCTTAATTTTGTTTTAGGGTCATAATAAATTTTATCTTCTAGTTCAAAAGGGTTAAACATTAGACTCTCTAATTCATCTAATAAAGGAGTTGCTTTTTTTAAATATTTACCCATAGTTGGGTTAATATTTCTATCAATAAATTGATTTGCATATCTTGTAGGATCAAAATCAAATCTATCTGAATATTTTAAATATTCTCCTTTAGCATCTTTACCTTTTGTTATAAAATGTTTTCCCATAACAAAATCATCATAAGGATATAAATCAAATGCTGGATTAACAGGGTCAGGTACTCCATCTTCATTAGGTACTCCCCAATCCCTTACAGCTTCATCAGATAAAAGAGTGTCAGGGTAGAGTTTATTATAATCTCTTATTCTATATTTATTAGGACCTGTTTGTTCAAATGCTCCTGTTTTAGAAGGCAATCCTAAATACATTCTAAGAGCATCTTGCTCTCTAGCAAGAGGTTCCATAGATTCATTACTATAATCTTTTCCTTCTATACCAACTGCTGTTCTTAAAAGTTGGTTTAAAGGAGTAAAGTATCCTTCTTTAGTATCTAAGTTACCTAAGTTTTCTTTTAAAGATAAGGCTTTTTTTAATTTAGATAATGTGCTTTTTTTATCTTCTACCTTTCCTCCTCTTTGATAAGTAGAAGCTCCTTGTTTTTGTAGTGTTTTCTTTGCTGCTATTTTTGCCGCTACCAAAGCTGGCGTATGAGTTATGTGTGAAGCAGCTACAGGGTTAAACGTGTTGTTTAAAAATTGTTTTGCTGTATTTGCTCCAATACTGCCTATTGCTCCAATCTCCAAAGGGGCCGCTAAAGCTAAGGCTGCATTTGTATAATCTCCTTGGTTAATTAATTCTGGAGTTTGAGCTAATCTTCCAGCCACTCCTCCTACTATATTAAATGGATTAATATAGTCATCAAAAAAATTGTTTTCATTTGAAAACCTATATTTACTTTTCATCCCTTCTCCTATGTCATACAAATCTTTTGCATTTGCAGTTTCTAACATAGATTTCTGATTTAACTCTTCTAACCTTCTTACATCTGTTATCCTCTTTTCTTTAGCTTTTTGGGATTGATTGGCTTTTTCTCTTAACAAATTGTTAACCATTTCTTTATCATCAGAACTGTCTAATTTTAAACTATTCTTATTATAAGTGTTATCTACAACAACACGTTTGGCTGGAAGGTTGAAATATTGTTTTAATTTGCCTCCATCTTGGTATTCATTAATAGACAATTCCTCAGAGTAGTTATCCAACCACCCTGAAGAATTAGTTTTATTAAGTTTATTTTTACCTTTAGCCATTAACGCATGGATATGTTGTAATTGAGGAGTGTAAATTTAAGTATAAATTTTAAGTTTTCTAATTCTTTATTATCTATATTAACTCTATAATTAAAATATCCATTTTCTAATCTATCAATTTTTGTCCAATCCTTTGATAATGAAACATTTGAGTTAGGGTAAGGAAAAATATCTCCTACTAAGAAATTTAAATTACTATCAACTACATAGTTCATTAAACTGTTACAAAATATAGTACCATTAATAATGTTATGAGGTTGATTGTTTAATACAACATTCTCCATGTAATCAGCATTAATAGGAGTCTTTAACATTACTTCTCCACTATGTTGTCTATCAGTCCAAACTGAAACACTTGTAGGGGGTTCATCTACTAAGATAAGTTGGTTATTTACATTTTTATAACAATCCATTTTAATTCCTACATTTTGTAATGTAGTATAAATTAAAGGATGATATACAAATACTGCATCTATCATTGAAGGATAATTAACTCCATAGAATTTTCTATAAGAATTAAAGTTATCTTCGTGTAAATATAATTTATAATCTTCATCTTGAGTAAAGAATGTATCTCTATTTTGTAAGTAAGCTATTGGCTTATAAGAATGAAAAGAATAAAATGCTTTATCTTCTGGATAATAAGAAATGGTATAATCATTATTACGATCTGTAAATAATAATCTTTTATGTCTATAATCAAAACCAAAAGTAATATCTATATCAGCCAAAGGTAATAATGGACTATAAGAATTATAATAAGCATTAAAATTATTCTTAAAGAAACTATTCATTCCATAAGTAGAAATAGCATCTAATTTTCCTCCTGATAATAAATTTATACTTTGATTTTTTAGATCAACAAAAAAGTAGCCATAATTATTTTGAAAAGTAAATCTTTTATCTTGTAAACCCATATATCCTTCATTAGATATAAATAGATTTAAAGGTTGTGTACTTAATATATCACTTGTTCCAACATATATAGTATTATTATTAGCTTGTAATTGAGATTCTAATACTTGGATCTTCCACATACTATCTGTAGTATGAGCATATATAATATTACTTTCTTGTAAAAGATTTGTAATATTTCCATATGCAGCAGGTACTGTTATAAAATTATTGGCTAAAAATTTAGAGAATCCACTTTCTGCTACAGAAGGATTATCTGCAGTAGAAACTATAATTCTATTATCATATTGATTATCACAATCACAAGTTTTATAAGTTTCATCTATAGGTTTAAATATGTTAAATCTTAACCCATTTAATTCATTATAATCATTATTCATAAGAATAATATTATCATGAAAATTTCTATAAGAATCATCATACTCTACAAATTCAGAATAATTAGCACAATTATCTCCATCTTGAGCACAAATAATTTGATAAAAATAACTATTTAAAAAACAATCTTCTGCATATTCTCTTGTTTTATTAGAAAATAATTTATATTTTCCGTTAGCTAATTTAGGGTAATATATTTCATTAAATGTAGGCCCTTCATATCTTAAATCTAAATTATAATCAGATTCCATTACAGAATTAATAAGAGTTACATTAGGTTTTTGTAATAAATATAATGAAAGTAAATAACCTTTATTATTGGCTACAATATTTTGAATAGTAAAAGTTGGATCAAATTTTGTCATCCACCTAGCTCCCACACTATCATTAAGATAAGAATCTTCTAACATTCCTGTAACTCCTGTTCTAATAAAAGAAAAGGTGTTAATAAAACTATCTCCATAAAAACCTGTAACACTTTTTTGGTCAGCACAAGCTTTTAATCCTGTATCAATAAAAAACATATCTTGTATAGCTCCATATTGTCTAGGAAGATTATTTTTTAAAGACCCATAATAAATATAACCCTCATTACAATTATCTAATATATTATTAGAAGTAGCATTATCTAAATAATTTTCAAAGAAATATTGTTCACTATTCCCTGAAGGACTTGTAGCTGTAAGAGAAACATTTGAAGAGGCTGTTCCATTTGAAAAAGAAATTCCAAATGGTGCCAACCATTGTATTTGAGTAGTACTAACTACAGAAAAAATCATACCATTAGTAAAAGCACCCCCAGGACTATTTGTAATAGTTAAAACTGATCCGACAGGAAATGCAGGATTAGAATAATTTACAAGAGTTCCCCAAGGAGCAATAGTTGCAGCAACTGTAAAAGTTTGGTTAACCCATGTCTCTGTTTTAAACCTTAAAGTTGCAGAACCTGTAGCAGGTATAGGAGTTACAGGTATTGGATTATAAAAATCTTCAGTTTTTTCTAATCTATTTGCTCCTGAATTCCATTTATATTTATCTCCCACATCAAAAGGGGAAACTGTTGCTGTATTAATAATAATAAATTCAGTATTATTAGGATAATCTGTTAAAGCAGTTGGAAAAGTAGTAGGACTTGTTAAGTAATCTGATGAAATTGTTGCTGTAGATAAAATTACAGGTACATCTAGTTCAAAGAAAATTTTATTAGTTGTTAATGTAGTACAGTTACATTTTTTAGCACTAGTATCTGAATTAAAAAAATTTCCATTATGATTAAAAGATAAGTCTGTTGGTTTATTTAATAAAATAAAAACTCCGCTCTCTCTATAAAAATTTACAAGAGAATATTCTGCTCCTAAAATTTTATTTAAAATAACATTATCTTTTACATAAGAATAATTTTCTGCACAAATATTTTTAAAATTATAAAATAAAGATCTATTTTTATAACCATTTGTTCTATCTATAATTAGATTATCAGTTTGCACATATCCATAATTGTACATATTATATATTTGAATAGCAGCTCCTCTTAATCTACCATCTTTATCTAAAAATGTAGAAGTATCTAAAACTCCATCTCCAGCATTTGTTTTAAAACCATTTTGTCCATTAATAGAATCTAAATAATATCCTGTTGTATTATATTGTTGTTCTATTTTAACATGGTTCATATTTATACCACCTTGAACTGCCATAGTATTTCCTCCATAAAACATTAAAGCTTTATCATAATGCTCACCATACCCACAATTTCTTACAAAGTCTGTAACAGTATTAGAAGTAGTTAAATCAGGATTATATTGATTTGAAAAATAATCCCATTTAGCACCAGAGTTTACATTATGTTTTGGAAAAATATATTCTGTACCATATTTATCATTAGTAAAAGTTTCAACAAAAAATCCTTTAGCTTGAATAGATTTATTATAAGCATCTCTTCTTACATAAACTAATCTATAACCTGTTACTCTAACTCCTCCTGTTTCTTCTAAAGTAGGCATTTTAACATTGTCTAGATTTAATCCTAAAGGATAAATTTCTAAACTATCATATTTACTATCATATCTATTTTTATTTTCTTCAATAGCAAAATCATCTACTATATTGTTATGAAAAGGTTCAATAGTAGAATCTGGCATTTTAAATAATGTAATAGGTTTGCCATATAATTTATCATCAATGACTTCGGTAGGATACATATAATTATTCTCATTATAAGTAATAGGGTTAAATGGACCTACATCACATCTAGGAATTATAGGGTATCTTTCTTCAGATTCAAAATAACCTAAGTATCCTTCAGAACGAATTGTATTATTATCATTATCAATAGTACCTGAACAAAAATCTGTAGTACTTAGACTTTTAGCAAATTTATTATAAGATAATCTTTTAGCTGTATTAACTTCTTTCCAATAAACTCTATTATCTGTACAACATAATGCTGTATCATTAGTTTGTGGGTTTTCTTCATTCCAATCTGGAAAAGGAGTATATTGTTTATTAATTAAAGGAAATACAGCAGATTCTGACATATCCTCAAATTCTAAAACAATACCTAACATATAATTTTCATCTCTCATCCAAGATTTGTGATGAATAACATGTTCTGGGTTTTTATACCCTTTAGTATTATTTATATTAATTTTTGCTGTTACATATTTAACAGTAATATCATTTGCATATTGTTGGTAATCAACATTTCTTTTACCATTAACTCCTGCTAATAATAATCTATTATTATATATTAATCCACTTTTAGCAGATAAATAAAATGCTCTTTTAACTAAGATTTCTCTTATATCTACAGTTTCAGTAAAAATAGTATCTCCTTCATAAACTACAGTTAATTCAGAAGTTACTGGTTGTTTCTTTTTAAATAAAAAAGAAGTAGAAACTCCACCTACAGTTTTTATAAATCCTACATTTATATATGGATATAAAACATCTAAATTTTCAAAATTTAAAACTATACTTTTATTTAAAAGTTTAGGTTCATTACCATCTATATATTCATAAGAAAAAATAAGATTATCTTCTACTAAAGGAATATTTTCATTTATAACATAATAATTTGTAGTATTACCATTGCTATCTTCATACTGAATAAATGGCCTATACATACCTGCTTCTATAGCATAAGCTGCATTATCTATAAAATTAACATTATTTAATCTAATACAAGTGTCTGCAACTTTAAACAAATCTAATTCATCACAACTATTAATACAACAATCTGTATTAGGATCTTTTAAATACTCTGTTATATTAATATTTCTTACTCTATTCTTACCATCCCAAAATACTATAACTATATCTTCACATTCTGTTTTAGCATAAGTAACAGATTCTACATAATTATTAAAGTCTAAACAAGGAGATTTATATATTGTAGTATAAGTATTTAAATTACCATCAAATACTCCAATTTCATTATTAGATAAAAATAAAACCCATTTATTTAATTGTTTTATTAAATTAGAATTTAATATTTTTCCAGGTAATTTAATGTTTAAATCTAAATTAGAATACTCTGAAGTTAAAAAATTTTCATCACCTTCAGAAGACTCTTTCAATACATTTAATGCAGCTCTATAAGTATCTTTAGGTTGAGCATCTGGAGAAGCATCTTGATTTATACCTTTAGTAAAAGTATAATTAGCTATATCTTGCAAAGTCCTAGTTTTATTATTTTGCTCTGCCATAATTAATATTTTGTAAATGTATTATTTATTGTTTGAGATTTTCTTTGATCTAAACCATGATAATGATTAGGTACTAAGAATTGATTAAGTGCTTCACCCATAGCCCACATTTCATCAAATGTTTGAGTATTTAAATCTTCTCTAGCTTTAATTCTATATTTAATATATTCTCTTTGAGCCAGTTGAAAAAAGTTTAAATCAGCATTAGACTTACTTTTTCTATATTGAATATAAGCTAATTTCTCTTCTATTGCAGCTATTAAAGCATTAATAAAATTTTTAGTATTAGGAACTAATGGTAAATCACTTTCATCTACAGGTATAGATAAATATCCTAATATTATTTCAGCTTCTTTATAATCACAGATTAAATATCCATTATCAATAGTAAAAGAATTTTGAGGTCTTAACTCTCTCTCAAAATCTACATTAGTATGTCTTAATAAAGATAATTCATTTTTTCTAGGTTGTAAAATAATCCACTCATTTCTATGTCTTTCAAACCAAGGGGTAAAATCTTGAACACTAGCAAATTGAAATGCTCTTGCTTGTTCTAGGTTTTGAATAAACAACCAACCATTAGTTTCTAAATAACTATTATCACAAGAACAGTTATTTTCACATTTGCAATTTCTTCTATAAGTCCATGTGCAATCAGGATTATTAAAATCTTGTTTTATTAATTCTGTTAAAAAAAATTGCTCTCTTAAATGTTCTTTAGATTTAGCTAACACATATAAATTTTGTTTAAAACCACAAGGTAATTTTACTCTAAAATTCTTTACTTGTAATTTTTGTACTTTTTCTTTATATTGTTTGGCTGTTCCTATTTCAAAATAAGCATCTATAATCCATTCAGTCATTAATTCTTCATTAAAATTAATTTCATTAGGAGCTATTTGTTTCCAGTTTTCAATAACTGTAGAAATGCTTGTAAATTGTAAATTATTCATCTTCTTTTAATTTTTTAGCTAAGTCTCTATCTAGTTGCCTGTAAGTTGTAAATTTATAATAAGTATTAATTACATTGTGGTTATAAATAATTCTATATCTAAATCTATTTGTGTGAAAGTTTGTATAGTATATTGTTTTTTTAAGTTTTTTAGTTAAGCCAAAATCAATTAATTTTTTATTTGACTTGTATCCTATTATTTTAAAAGAACCTATTTTTAATAAATTTAATGTATGTTTTTTTAATAAAATTTCTGCAGCTACTTTAAATATTTCTTTTATTACTTTAACATATAATTTTTTATCAGCATATTCTGTTTCTTTAATAACATCATAAACTGAATAATATTTTAAAGGTTTATTTATTTGTTTTCTGAGGGGACCCTGCATCTTCATTGAATGTATCATTTATAACATCTCTATTAAAGTATTGATAAGTTTTTAATATCCTATCAGCCATCATATTATACATTTTATCTAATAGCCTTTCATCTAAAGGAAAATCTGTATCTAAGAAATTACAAACATTATCACAAGTATTTTTTACTTCAAAATCATCATAAAATAATGCTTGAAGTTTTACCCATTGTGGACTGTTCAAATCTGGAACAAATAAATAGTTATTTTTTATTAAATATTTAAAGTTATTTTCAGTATTACCTAGTTCATTATATCTTCTAAATGATTTAGATGATTCTGAAACAACTCTACTATAGTTATCTCCTCTATCATTATATACTTTAGTAACAATATTATTAATTGTATTAGGAATAGGTTTTTTAGATTTTAACCATTTACAACCTGTAGGTAATTTTTCACAACATTCATTTGTGTCTGCTAATATTAATTCTACACAATCTAATGTTTGTAAATTTAAACTATAATTATAATCAGGATCTTTAATCTTGTCATAAAGCAAAACTCCTCTACATATTTTCATTAAATGATAAAAATATGCATAAGTAAATGCACTATCATCTGAAGGAAGTCCTTTATCCATAGGAACTCTAAACCCATTAATTATTTCTCGTATTGTCATTTTTTTTAATTTTCATTTATCCATTTTGTATACAAATGACTAAAGTCTTGATAAGTAAAATTATACAATCTTTTAGGATGTTGTAAATATTGTTGATATAATATAATTAAGCTAACCCCAGTATTCCCAGAGTTAGCTTGATTATTAGTATTGTTAATATGTATATTAAACATTTTAATTAAATATATTTAAAATTTGTTTTGTTTTTCCTACTACCACTTAACATTGATCTAAAATGTCGATTTTGACAAGTTAATCCACTTGCTAACCAAGCTTCAACAGAACTGTTGTATATAATTCCATTTTCTGTATTTATCACTTTTTTAGCAATAGGGTTTATATATCCATTTTCATAAAGTTTTTTTTGTGATTTACTTTGTTTTTTGCAAATTTCTTCACTTACTTTTATTCCTTTTTTTAAAGATACTTTGCCATACATACCATTATTAACTCCTTTATTTTTTAAAGATATTTTTTGTTTTGATTCTTCAGACATTTTACCTCTTACATTTTGATATGAAGCTAATACACAATTTAAACCATTCTTAGACAAAACATTATATTTTTCTTGATAATATCTTTCTCTTTCACTTAAATCAGATAAGTTACATTCTTCTAATATTTCAAAATCATGATTTTCAACTCCATATTTTAAAAAAGTGTTAAATAACCTAGGTTGTTTTTTACAGTTCATTATTTTATAATGATAAAATCTATTTTCTAAATCAATAGATTGACCAATATATATTCTACCTTTCGGATTAGTTATTTTATAAATTCCTGTTTTTTTACACATAAATTTAAAAATAATAAGGGTTAATATTTTTTCTATTATCCATATAATTAAAATGAACAAATCCACTACGACCTTTATTAAAATTTAATTGTACCCAATTTGAACTAGGGCTAAAAGCAGGGTAAGAATAATAACCAAATACATCACTACTAGAATCGTCTAATACTGCTAAATGACTATCTCCTTTTCCAAACTCTATTTCAAAATACCCTTTATTTAACACTTCTATTTGATTTAAATAACCTATAACTTTATTTACAGTTGCAGGATCTGCTTTAGGTTTAAATCCAAACTTCATATTTGCATCATCTTTACCATGAGTTAAACAAAAACATCTATTTTCTATTATATAATAATCTATAAATTTTCTTTGGTTAATTACTTCAATATTTTTAATTACTTCTTCTATATATACTTTAAATGCTGAATTTGTAATATACCCAAAATGACCTGCATGATTATCATTACAAATATTTATAAATTTTATTTTTTCAAAATAAGGTGCAAGAGATTTAACTAATTTTATCTTAAACTCTAAAGCTACATCAAAAGCATCACTTGTACTCATATTTTGAGGTAACTTGTGTCCACCTCTAGTAGTCAAACTATTATACCCATCTAAAAAATCTCCTAAATCATTAATAATAAGAGTATTAGATTTTTTATGTTCTATAGTATGTTGTACCATAATTTCTAATCTCTTAAACAATTCTTCTTTATCCCATTTTAGATCATACAAAGAATAACCTGAACTAGCTACATCCATACCTACATGAACATCAGTAAAAACAAGTCTATCAAATAAAGCAGTATTTTTACTTGTTTCTACTTTTTTAATAGTAATAGGTTCAATTTTACCAAATAATTCTTTAAAATTAATAGTATCTAAATCTAAACTTTCCTTATCTTTATATAAAGGATTAGTAAAAAACATAGATGCTGTATCATTTTTTAACCAGCCATGCTTTATGTCATTTACAGGAACACCTATGCTTAAACTTTCTTGGTAAATAGCATTTAATTCTTTAACTGTTTCTACCATTTCTAAAGGAACCCATACATTAGTACCTTCAGTATTTTTTTTAATATTTTTAACATTTCTCCCATATGTACTTAATAAAAAATCAAGTTCTTCTGGGGTTAAATTAAAATTATTATTGTTTAATTTTTTTAATAATCTTTTTTTATTAGGTCTTGCAGTCTCTAAATAATTTTTGTTACTGCTTGTCCAATCTAAAAATTTAGTTACAATTTGTTGATTTACCATGTGTTATGTGGGTTTTAATATAAAAATATTAAAAATTAAACTAATAC